TTCTAACGTATTAATATCTGTTATTGGTTGAATTACAGGGTCTTGATAAATCACATGGCTGAAATTAATATTCTTTTGATAGGTCGTTGATGATTCACCGTTAAAGACCAATGTTTGCGCTGACAGCTTTCGGGTTCTTAATATTTGAAAAGGACTTGCAAGTGTTACTCCGTTGGAATTTAACAGATTTACCCTATCCTGAATCTCATTTGAAATCAGTTCAGTAGCCAGTTTACCCCCTGTTCCAAGTTGGTACTTTGCAAATATTTGTAGGGTTACGGCCACATTTTCTCTGAATGAACATCTATTATTTGTGGTTTCAACTTCATTTTGTCCTGAAAAAACCACGTAGCACTTACCGCCCTTAAACGTTGGAATAGTTGCTCTTGGGTTCACTACTTCGTCAAAGAACGGAATGGTAACGCCGTCAATCGTTAAAGGCTGTAATAGATTTGAATAGGCCTGTCTTAAGAAGTAGCTGACATCTTTCATGCCTGCAAAATACAAAAAAAAGCGCAATCGAATGAATGCGCCTTTCTGTCTAACAAAAAACCCAATTAACCATGTTATTTCTCTAAAGCCTTTAATTCTTTTCTAAGTTCATCTACTAGGTTAGCCGTCTCTTCAAACCAAGCAGGGAATAGGTAGGGTCTGCCTGGTAGCGTTCCAAGCCCATTCTTATAAAAAGTCATCGCTAATGCCTTGATCTCACTTGTATATTTCGGATCGCTTAAAATTGCCTTAGCTGATATACCTGTTCCAAACTCGACATAAGCATCAAAATCCTGAGACCCTTGAACACCTACTTTCCAAGTCAATCCGTTATTAGATGCAACCTTGTCAATTCTTTGTTTGATGTTCAATATCTGCCCTCCAATAGATGAAGGTGCTTTTTGTGTCGCTTTTATCTCAATTCCAGTCGCTGTATCAGCTAAATATTCTTTGACAATCCTATCCCCCTGCTCCCCTTTCTTTCGGAGTTCACGAATAGCCTTGTCCAATCCTTTTACCCTTACGACTGTCATTTGATCGCATTAATCCAATATTCCCTTGTCAATCGCTCATTCTCAACCGATACCGACTTGATTGTCAATATATCGCCTTTATAAACGATTCTGTGTTGTAGCGTAGGTTCAAACGATGCCCTAGCCTGAATCTTTATCAGATAGGTTTTATCCAAGTCCAATCTAGCCTGTTCAACGTCACTAGAGGACTTTAACTGCTTAACAGATGCAAACGTAGTCAAGACATCAGTAAAGGTCGGTACAGTACCCGAAAAACCGTCTGAAACCTCATCATATATCTGAAAGGTTACTCTTTGATCGTATTTGCCGAAGTCTATCATTTTTATTTACAAATAAAATCAAATATTATAAAAGAGTAATTGTTCACAAGACCAAAGTCATTGTTTTTAAATGAAAACCTAACTTTTTTATAGTTTTTAACTCTTCTTGATAATAGATTAACAACTATTCCAAGCTGATGCGTTAATTTAACTAAATCCGTAAACTTATCATTATTGACTTTAAAGCAAAATGATTGAATAATTTCATTTTGGTTATTTAAATTTTTCATACCACAAACACTCTTCGATACATCAATTCAAAAGCCTGTGAGGATTGAATAGCCAATCCCATCGCTTCAGCTCTATTGTCACGCTTAGCAAAGGCAGTAGCAACCCTCTGAAGTATCGCCTGCCTTAAAGGTTCTGGAAGTGCGCCTGTTTCGCCTGCCATTCCATAGCCTGCCTTATATTGGTAATCCGTTGTACCGTCCGAACTTTCACCTACCCAAGTGACCTCCGAATCTTTTGGAACTGGTTGAATCGGATAAATTCTTTCATCGTCTGAATTTCCAGTAACTTGGATGACTTTCTCACCGTATGCAAGCCCGCAGTTCTGTTCGGATGCCTGACGTGCCATCTTGATAAGATCGGTAATCAAATCGTCAAAATCCGAATAATCGATTTGCAAGTAGGCTTTAGCTTCCGAAAGGCTTACAGGTTCGGTTGCTATATCTGTAATGACTTCTATCTGTAAAGGCATGACTTTTTTTTGGTAATTTACGAATTATAAATGATTTACTTCTTTCTGTGGATTGCCCTTAGCCCATATCCGGTACAGATGATAGACATACAAGCCTTTCATGATTCCTATCTTCATCCCTTGCGCCCTTACTTGGTTATTAAACCAAGTATCGAAAGCTCGGTAATTTTCCTTAAAACCACCAACTTTCTTCCATGTTTTTGTCTGAAACGCCATGAAGAAACCAGCCACACCCAAAGATCCTAAATCCTCAATCTCATAGGTATTCAATTCCAAAGCCTTAGTATAATGATAATCCATAGGTTTATCCGTTACCCGCTTGCCTTCCAATGTCTGATGAAACGCCCCTATTGAATTGGTATAGCACCCGATTAGCCCGAACTTATGGCCATGTAAAGCTAAAGACTTCTCAACTATCACACCCCAATCCGGGCGCAAATAGCAGATGTCACCGTCCTGAATCACTATCCAATCTTCATAGTTTGGAACTAATTCACAAAATCGATTTATAGCCCCTCCAAAGTTCTTTGATGTTGAATAGGGGTTCGAATAATAAATACTCATTTCTTTCTTAGGTAAATGTTTCTGAATAGTTACGTATCTCGTCAATGTTTGCCACGGAATAACGCCAAAGTCCTGATTGGTTTTCCAAATAGCGTATGGCAGGCTTAATTGATCCCTGTGAGAAAACTTTTCGACTTCTTTCCACCAAGTAGTCTCGAAATCCTTTAGACTGTTATCCCTAATCAGCATCCCACTTGCCCACATCCCGAATCTATACGGAATCCCTTCCGATATGTAATGCCCGACTTGCTTTCTTACATTCCCAAAGGTATCTTTTTTAGCCATTATAACGGCTTCTCCTTCATCAATCATGGAATGCCTTGAAGGATGCTGAACTAATGCGAGAGACCCTTTAAAATACTTGTCAGCTATTGCCTGTGGGTCTGCACGTAGTGTCATGTTTCCATCTATGTAAACCGTCAGAGCGTATCCTAACAGATGGCTGTTAATTTTCCAATACCTTTGAAGCTTGCATGGATTATCCGATTCAGGAACTACTTTTAAAGGCCATCCATTTGCATTGATATTTGAATTATCAGTAATCAATAAAAAATCCCAGCCCTGAAAATTAGGGCATGGGCTTGGAGTATCGTAGCCTCCTGTGATTACGGTGTATATTAGTTTCCTAGCCACTCTTGATAATCATCAAAAGAAATATCCGAAACAAAGCCTAATTCTACTTTATGCCTTGACTTGTGAATCTGACCAAGGCCGTAAGTTTCAGGAATGATTTCAGTCTTGATCTTTGGGTAAGTAGTCACAAATCCATGCCATGCCTTAAAAACATCACCAGTCCAAATCCTTTGTTGCCTTGGTACGATTGTCATTGCCTCGTCATGTGGCAAAATATCATGAATCAAGATGATACCTCCTTTATTTAGGTTTTTCCAGGCGTTCACAATATCCTTTTCGACTTGATCTGAGTGATGCAGGCCGTCAATAAATATGAGGTCGAATGTATCGTCAGATTTTAGATTAAAATAGTCATCCGATGAAAACCCAAATATATCATGGCAGTTTCCGTCTTTGTCAATTGGCTTTGAGTTTTCAAATTCAGGATCAATCCCGATTTTATAATCACACTTTACGTTCCTAAAGTTTCTTCCATCTCCAAGGCCGATTTCCAAGTATGAAATAAATCCATTGGATTCGATCAGTTCATTTATGTATTTAGTCTTTTCCATTTATTATATCTTTTAATTGCTTCATTAATGATTCTGAATGTTTGCCCCAAAACATTTCACAAGATTTCCCTTCTTTATCGCAAGGAGGCTCAACAAACATAGATTGCCAATTGTCATCCATTGGAGCCGTGTACCGGTGGCAATGATCTTTCAGCTTGCAATGACCGCCTTCGCACTTGGTAATATCATTCATAGATTTATCAGCTTAAACGCTTTGTCCTTGATTTCATCAAGTTCTTTACAATGCCCCTGATTGCAAGTGATAGTTCCAAGCTCATAGATAACGTTCATCACTTGGCTGTAATACTGCGGACATTTTTCCTGAATATCTTCAGCACTTCCCACAATACCCTTGCGTAGCCTGTCATCGTTCAGTTCATTAATGATTATTTCTAATACGTTTAAATCCATTGTTTCAGAATATGATTAGCGATTAGACAAGCTGACCCGATTACGATCATATCGGTTATAAATATGAATGCTTTGAGTAGTTTAGATTTCATCGTTTAGGTATTTTTCAAGATATGAAGCCAGCATCTCAGCAACTTCTTCCTTGTTCTCGAAATTTTTGTTTGCCTCAAATACAACGGTGAATTCGTTTGGTGCTTTTTTTAGAACACGGAAAAACACCTCAGATTTTTCTACCTTCTCAGCCCATTTGCCTTTTTGGTATAATAAAACACCTTTGTAGAACAAAGAGTCTGTTTTTTTATCGTAATCATAGTAATCACTTTTCCCACAAAGGTTTGGAATAGTTCCGTAAGAGTTGTTGATAAAAAATTGATCTCCAACTTCTTTGAGCCCAAACCTTTCAAAGGCTTCTTTCTTTAACTGTTCAACATATTCTTGTTCGGTTGAGGGTTTTACCATTTCCTTATAACATCTTGAATAATAATATCCATAAGAATTATGTCTGTCAATGTAAGTAATCATGGATTCTATCGAGTGTACTTTGTAGATATATCCTTTTAGGTTTATATCAACAAATTCAATAAACTCCACTCCTTCCCACGGATTGTTTTTTGTTATTTTGTAAGTTTGATTCCAAGGTGATGACATCCTAATCTTAAACCCCTCCTTTTCACAAACAGCCTTTAGCCGTTCAAAATCTTCGTTTTTCATAATATTTCGTTTTGTTTTACCAATATTAGAAAATCAACCTGAATAAAAAAAGAAAAAGCCCCGAAAATATTCCAGGGCTTTTATCAACTAAACGAAAACGAAAACTAAATTAAGTAGCTGTCAAGATGGTCTTGGCTCCGGCAAAGTCTCCTTTAACCAACACCTGAGTATCATTTGCACTCACGAACTGAACCAATCTCTGCTCAAGTCTGACCGTCTTAAGGTTCTTAGAGAAGTCATCTCCACTTTCACCGATTGCGATTGTCATTCCTGATCGGAAACGAACCTGAACCGCTGACAAGTCACCGCCTACAAAGTCATCTCCTCCAGCGGGTAGCGCATTGGTTCCTACCAATCTCACACCCCATGCAGAAAGGTTGCCTTGTGCATCGGCTGTAACGCCCTGAGGCCAAATGTAATGTCCATCAGTTCCTTTGGCAGCTCTCATAGCGTCCAACTTACCGTTATCCAAGAAGATAGCATTTACCAAGCCGTTTGCCTTCTTAACTTGAGAAATGATTCCAAGAATTACATCCCAGTCATTGATAGTAGTACCGTCCAAAGTACCTGCCAAGTCACCGCCGTCGAACTCAGTCGCATATCCTAGCAATCCGGCAAGGTTATCCCCTGTATCGTCACCATTGAACAACTGATCTTCAGTTTTAATGTCAACTCTACGCATCAAGTTAGTCTGGATGAAAGAAACCAACTGAGGAAGATCCTCCATCAATTCCATTGTCATCTTACCAGTCACGGCAATCTTCTTAGCTTTCTTAGTTCGCTCTTCGTAACGAACTGAAAGCTGTGTCTTGGTGTCACCTTCACCGATAAAGATCGGAGCACCTTGCTCGTCAAGCTCTTCAAGCCATAGAGCGTATTCTGTACCGATTGAACCTACT